GATGCCAAGTTGGAGAATCCAATTAAAGAAGCAATCACTAAATATTTGGAAATGGAGATCCCGTATAAATGGGAAGAAGCTCCAGCGTGGGCGAGACGTTCTTATTATCAGAACTATCCTGACAGTAAATGTAGTGAGAAAAATTTACAGCATTTCTATAATGGGGCTACTATGCAACAAGAGTTTTATTTAGTTGATAGCGTACTCACCGCTGATATTTTGGAAGCTGTTTTTGATAAACAAGCAAAGGATTTATTAAATGGTCGATCAGATGCAGAAGCTAAAAAGATTGCCTTGATTATTACCAGTATTCCTGGTTGGGAACGGAAGCAACTGTATAGCAGAGGAATGCGCCGAGGATTTTACAATAAAAGAAATGCCGGAATGAACAAAACGAAAAGAAACAGAAATACTTAACAGGTCTTAACGGGTACTTAACACCTAGCCCGTTAAGTGATAAGCCTTACTCCCCCAAGGGATACAAAGATTTCTTAACAGGTTAACACCTTATTTCCTTAAAACTTTTGAAATAGTTAGCTAATACTCAGGAGGTAATGTTACTGGGTTTTACCCGTTAACCCGTTACGAAAATGCTGTAACCCTTGTGTCCGTTGGGATGAATACTTAACAGGTACCCGTTAAGGTAGGCGTTAAGTACGTGTTACGAATCGAGGAGGAAATATCCATGATAAGTTCTTGGCTTTGCTACTAACAGATGACGAATTGATAACTAATTTATTGGAGGTAGAATAATTATGTATATGGAAAGTATTAGATACTTCGATGGTGAGAAACACATCGAGTATTCAAACACTCAAGAAGATGTAGACTTTATTAATTTTGAAGAAGATAAAATCGCTAAAGTTAATTTTAAAGATGGAACACACTTAAAGATAGTTTCGCCTTATATTGAATACAAATCAAAATGGGAACAAGATGATTCTGACGAACGAGATCGCTTTGGTTGGTAATCTATGGCAGTTAAAAAACAATGTAATCATGCTGGATGTAAAACATTGATTGATTATAGGCAAAAGTATTGCGAGAAGCACAAAGCGGAACAAACAACGGTTAAACGTGAAGAAAGAAAGCAAAGCGAAGGTAAATATTTTCAATTCTATCAAAGTAGAACATGGCGAAAGGCTTCATACTTGTATCGGTTAAATCATCCAGTATGTGAGGATTGCCTAGAAGAAGGCTTGATAAGAAAAGCTGATGTTGTAGATCACAAAATTGAGCTAAAAGATGATTGGTCTAAAAGGTTAGATGAAAGTAATTTCCGTTCGTTATGCCATGCACATCATAATTCCAAGACAGCCAATGAAAGACAAAGACGAGAAAAGAACACCCTTTGAGTTAAGGGGGGGGCTTGTGTGAAACTTACTGACAATCGATGCCTACTCATCTTTTTACAAATAACCGTTGTGAAAAGGCATAAGGGTAATTACAAATAACGATTACACTTGTAATCACAAGTAAAAAAGTATATAATGAAAGTAGGAGATTTATTGAAAAATACAATTGTTATTACTGATGAAACAGGGAAACAGCGCACCATTGAGTTACCTCATTTTGGTCAAGTAACCGTTCAAATGCAGAACGGAAAAATCATTTATATAGATAAATTAGACAAAGAAAAATTCTGATCGAAAAACGAAGGAATGTCGGCTTGATTGCTGGCGTTCCTTTTTCTTTTATCTGAAAGGAGGACAACATGGGACACCCAAAATTATTAGAAGATACAAAAGGCAATGTTTCAAACGAAGAAAAGGCAATCCGTGTGGACGCTAGAGAAGAATTGTTCAAGCAGCAACCTTTAATGAATATCACACCCCCCGATTGGATGGCAGCGAGCGCTAGAAGTGAATGGAATCGTATCGTACCAACATTAAAAAAAGATTATCCATTGAGTGAAGCAGATTATGGTTCATTGGTAGCATATTGTTTAGCCTTTGCTCGAATGAAAACAGCCGAAGCCGAGATAAGAAAATCAGGAACGTTTATCACATGCGAAAACGGAGTAAAGAAAGCTAATCCAGCAGTTCGAGTTCAATCTCAAGCTATGAGTGATTTGAAAAAACAAGCCACCTCACTAGGTATGACCTTAGAATCACGATCAAAACTAGCTTTGAACAAGGCTAAAAATGATGAACCCGAAGACCCATTCAAAGAGTTGATGGGATCATGAATGATTACATTGAAAAAGTATTATCAGGCGAGTTGGTTGCACCTAAGAAAATTATCCAAGCGTGTGAGCGCCATATAAGCGATTTGGAGCGTTCTAAGTCAGATAGCTATCCTTATGTGTTTGATGAAGAACAAGCCACCAAAGCGATTAAATTCATTGAGTTGCTACCATCTACGGACGGTAAAGCAATCAAGATGTTAGGATTTCAAAAATTCATTCTAGGCAGTCTTTATGGCTGGCGTACTAAAGAAGGAAATTACAGGCGATTCAATCGAGCATTTACCAGTATGAGCCGTAAGAATGGTAAAACGTATATCGCAAGTGGCATGGCTGCCAATGCGTTGATTATGGAACAAGAACCAGCAGAAGCAAGGCAAGTATTGTTTGTAAGTAACGCTTTGAAACAAGCTAAATTGGGCTATGATATGCTGTCTAATTCACTTAGAAACGTGGTTAAATCTAGTAAGTTTTTAAGATCACAACTGAAAATTATGAACTCTAAGATTCAGCACTTGCCCTCTAATTCGTTCGCTATGGCACTGGCTAGTGAAACCAGCACATTGGATGGCTTTGCACCCACAACCGCCATATTGGACGAATGGCATGAAGCCAAAACACGTAAGACTTATAACGTCATTAAATCAGGAATGACCCAACAAAAGAACGGCTTATTGTGTGTTATTAGTACCGCTGGGCTTGATTTAAACGTTCCTATGTACGAGGAATACTTATTGTTAGAACGTGTGCTAAAAGGCGAAGAACAAGCTGATAGGTACTTTATAGCGATATGGGAATTAGACGATCCCGAAGAAATTCACGATCAAGAGAAATGGATCAAAGCCAATCCGATTTTTGAAAGTGAAGAAATAAAAAAAGTAATGATTCCAACCATTCAAGATGATGTGAACCTTGCTTTGAAACAAAATAACCTTAATTCTGTATTGGTGAAAAACTTCAATTTATGGAGACAAGCGAGTGAGGACAGCTATATGATTGCTGAAGACTGGCAGGCAACCGAAGTAGAACCACAAGATATTACAGGCAAGCCCGTTTATATCGGAGTGGATTTATCTAAAACAGATGATTTAACTAGCGTTTCATGGATCGTACCGCTAGATAACGGCGAACTTTATTGTGATTCTCATTCATTCGTAGCTACAAAATACGGTTTACAAGATAAAGAAAAGCGTGATGGCTTACCATATCGTGAACTTGAAAAGATTGGTGAGTGTTCGATCACTCAACTAGAAAGCGGAATTGTGGACTACGACCAAGTATTTCAGTTTATTCAAGATTTGATTCAAGAAAATGATTTGGAATGTATGGGGATTTGTTATGACCCGTATAACGCCAATAGCCTAATTTCTAAAGCTGAAAAAGCAAACTACCCAATGCTAGAAGTAAGACAGGGAACGATCACTTTAAACGTTCCGACTCGAACATTTAGGGAACAGGTCTATGAAGGCAACGTGATCCATAAGAAAAATACAATCCTCACTCATGCAGTGAATAACGCTATTTTAAAAACGGATAACAACGGCATTCAGATTAATAAATCAAAGAACAGTAACAAAATTGATCCAATAGCTGCATTAATCAATGCCTATGTGTTTGCAATGGATTACTTCACCACAACGGAAGGAGCGAAAGCAGACAATGAATTTTATACAAGTGAAGAATTTTCTTTCTAATTACATTCATACCGTTCTTTTACTTCTTGGATTGGTGTGTGTGTTGGTTGCAATCACCTTACTAACAAATGTCTATTATGGCTTGTTAGCGCTGGGCATAGTGCTTATTGGGATAGCGGTCATGCTAAATACAGAACAGAAGGGAGGTTAAAAGATGGCATTTTTTAAAGCGAGACAAAATACAACGGGAGATCCTTTCTTGGATCATGTGGTATCAATCCAATCGGATGATTACACCACCAGTTTTACAAGCGTTCGTGCATTAAGAAATAGTGATGTGTTTGCAGCCGTTCGGATCATTGCCAGTGATATTGCTTCAAGTCCGATTCAATTGGTTAAAAACAATATGCCACAAGCTGATGATGAACTGGTGAAGTTACTAAACGAGAAACCTAATTCAGAAATGGACGGTTGGCATTTCAAATTTGCTTTAGCAGTCAATATGCTGTTAAACGGTAATAGCTTTGCAGAGATCAAGCGTAACGGTGAAAAGGTAGAAGAACTTCACTTATTACCTAACTCAAGTGTAACGGTTACTCAATTAGATAATGGCACGTTGTCTTATCAGATTGGTGATAAAAAAAGACGTGTGAAGTCTAGCGATATTTTGCACTTTAAATATTTCACTCAAGATGGTTTGACAGGATTACCACCACTTTATGCTTTACGTGATGAACTAAAAATCCAGCAAGCTGGCAACCGTACATTACACAATTTTTTCACTCGTGGTGTCAGTGGATCAGGTATTTTGAAAGTTCATAAGTCTGATTTGGACGGATCAGCCAAAAGTGCAATTCGTGAAAAGTTTGAAGAAGCCAACGGATCGAGCAGTGGTGATAATGCTCTTAGAACGATCATTCTTGATGAAACAATGGACTATAAAACATTAGAAGTAAACACCGATGTTTTGAAGCTTATTAACTCCAATGATTGGAATACGAAACAAATTGCTAAGGCGTTTGGGGTACCAATCGAGCGTTTAGGCGTTGAAAATGAACATTCCAGCACAGTTCAAAGTAATCTCCAATACATTCAAAGCACACTGATCCATTACTTTAATGTGTTTGTAAGTGAATTTGATACAAAACTAAAAACTAACACACGCTTTAATTCCGATCAGTTACTAGAGACTGACCCCGAAAACAAAGTAAAGAACGTATTGGAACAGGTCAAAGGGTCACTTCTCACGATTAATGAGGGGCGGTCGAAAATGGGGCTACCCCCCATGGATGGTGGCGATCGTTTACTAGCAAGTTTGAACTTTACGTATTTAGATACGTTGGAGAAATATCAATTAAAAGAACAGGAAGGAGTTACACCAGTTGAATAATGAAGAAGAAAAAGAAAAACGGCTGACAGAAGAAGCTGAGCTAACAGCCGATTCTCCAAAAATGGGGAAAGAAAACGAAGAACAGCCAACAGACGGCAAAATTATTTCAGGCTATGCGTTGAAATTCGGGCAACCGTCAAAAGATTTAGGCGGCTTTGTGGAAGTCATTACACCCGAAGCATTAAAAGAGGTGGATTTATCAAATGTGTTCTTATTGCAGAACCATGATTATAGCAAGCCTTTAGCAAGCGTTAAAGCAGGCACGTTAAAATTAAACATTGATGATGTTGGTTTACATTTTGAAGCGACTTTAAACGATACGAGCTATGCTAATGATGTGTATGAGAATGTATCAAAAAAATTATTGGACTCAATGAGTTTTGGTTTTGTGTTAGGGATCGATTCCTTCGACAAAAAAGAAGATGGCACAATTGAACGATCAATAGATAAAATCAAAGCACTTAATGAAATTAGCGTGGTGACCGTTCCCGCTTATGATTCATCAAATGTCCAAGTCAATAAGCGTTCTTACGAATCGTTTATGAGTAACAACCAAGCAAAGCAAACAAACAATAGCTTAGAATCCACTTCTAAAGCACAAAAGGAGAGTAAAAACATGGAAAAAACGTTAATTGATAATGAAAAAACTGAAATGCGTGGGTATGAAGAATATATCCGTTCACAAGGCGAAGTGCGTGATGGAGTCACTACTGTAAATGCAGCGGCAGTTGTTCCCGAAGAAGTAATCGGTGAAGTCTTTGATTTGAAACGTTCAAATTATAACTTAGCTCAATATGCAACAGTAAAAACAGTATCAAATGGACAAGGTAAATATCCAGTAGCAACTAACCAACAAGCAGTGTTAGCAACAAAAGCTGAACTTGCTGAAATTGGTGATATTGACGCTGAAATGTTTACTTCGGTTGATTATAAAGTAGAAACTCGTGCTGGTAAGATTGCCTTATCAAATGAGGTTGTGGAAGATTCAGCAGTGAATATTGTACAAGAGGTCAAAGATCAATTAGCAAAATTGGTAGAAAACACCGACAATAAGCATATCATGGATTTATTAAAAACATTCACTAAGAAAACGGCTGCTACGTTGGACGATTTGAAACAACTATACAATGTGGCATTAGACCCAGCATTAAATAAAATGGTAATTCTAAACCAAAGCGGATATAACCACCTAGATACATTGAAAGATTCAGATGGACGTTACATTTTACAACCCGATGTGACAGCGCCTAGTGGTAGATCATTATTCGGTATGCCAGTAGTATTGATTGCAGATAGTTTGTTTGCCAATCCTAAAGCGGGTACGTTCCCAATGATTATGGGCGATATTGCCCAATCTATCTTTGTTGCTCGTAGAAATCAAGTAACGACTCAATGGGAAAAATTCGATTACTACTCACAAGGACTTGCAGTGATCGTTCGCAACGATTACAAGAAAATTGATGAAAATGCTTCAGTGTATATTGAGTTTACGCCAGCGACAGCAGGCTAATACAACATTTGGGTGGCGGTAAATTCCGCTGCCCTTTATTTATAGGAGGGTTAGAATGGTAATTTTGGATAGCATAAAAAAAAGTATGCGGATCGATCACACTATTGATGATGACTTTATTCAACAATTGATTGATACAGCAGGCGAATATATAAAAAGTGCTATTGATAGTAGCGCAACGGATAAAGATATGGATAATTATCAGCAATTTGATTTGGCGGTGTCATTACTTACTCAACATTGGTATTTGAACCGTCAAGAAGCCAGCAGCGAACGGATACCAGTAACGGTACAAGCGTTAGTACAACAAATGAGAGGTGCTTATTATGCCGATCATTAAGAATGTGAATGAATTGACAGAGAGAATCAAGTTTAAAAAGACAAAACGGGTAAAAGATGAAGATGGGCAGATGGTGGATAGTGAAGAAACTGTATTTGAATGTTGGGCTAATGTGCGTTCACAAATGCTAAAAGACGTACTTGCTAGTGTAGGCACCATTCTTGAAGGAACGTTGACGTTTATTATTCGATACGATCAAGATTATGAACTAACAAACGATATGAAAGTAACTTGGAAAAACAAGAGTTATAAAATTATTTCAATCAATGAAGGAACGGCGTTTAAAGATTATACAACGATCATAGCTAAACGGATTTCTTAGAATGATTACACTTGTAAACGTTGTGGGGATTTAGTATAATTAAGGTAGTAAATGAAGGGAGTAGCTACCCAGAATTTGCAAGACTTAGCTAGTCGAAATCTATTGTCGGACTGAAAATTGTAGGTGTGGTTGCAAACATATCGGACTAAGAAAGACGATAGATGATGAACGTTCAAAATTAGGAGTTTTTTGTAAACGGTGTGTAGCTTTCTGGTTGTTATGCCCGTCGCGTTTTTCTCCTTTTGTACGAATACTGGTTAATTGAACAGTGTTTCGTTCGTTTTTTTATCATCTAAGATTGCACGTCCTTTGTGGGCGTGTTTTTTGTTGGTTCTTCGGTCGAAAATTCGGCCAATGTTGAAGATGGGTCCAATTTTGGACAGATGTTTTTCGAACCTTCCGCAAACATATTTTTGTACTGAACGCAATTTTGCGTTGATTGAAAGATGTGCTCAATTTTGAGCAGACCCATGAGGATTGCATAAAAATATGCAGCCCTATTCAAAAACGTATTGAATTATGTAAGAAAAAGTAATTAACCCCCACGGCTTATTGAAGTTTTTGTATGCCAAAATGTATGCCATTTGGTTTAAATTGCTTGAAAAATAGTGATAGATAACTCTAATTCATTTAGTCATAAACGCTGTTTTGATAACCTTTATAGTTCTTTGATATGGGTTTCTCATTCATGGCTGAAGAAGAAGAATAGACTATAAAGCTAGGAGAAACCTTGATATGATAGGGTTTCTCCTTTTTTTATTTTTTACTGTATGCCATATTGTATGCCATCTAGTCGATATTTAAGTGTTGTACTAATTTTTCAACAGTCTTTTCTTTCGTTTCTTTTGCCAAGTGACCGTAACAATCGATCGTCTGACTAATTTTTGTATGCCGTAATCTAGTTTGAACTTCTACCATAGTAGCTCCA